TCCCTCTAGCACAATGTGCTTTTGATTACATTGTAAACAGAAACACATTCGCTTTCGTTATGTTCTTAATATAGTATATGTGAGAGTGAAAGTCAATAGTTTTTTTCACTTTTTTTAAATTTTTTTCATAAAAAAAGCAGGGCCGAAGCCCTGCTTAAATTGGTTGCTACCGTTCCTATTATTGGAATGATAGTGCGCTGCCTAGAACACCGATCTTTGATAGGTAGTCTGCTGCGTTACCTAGTGATGATGCTTGGTTGTTTAGCTCAACATAGCCGTAACGTGTCATGAATGATACTGTTGGCTCGAATGTTGCTGGATCTAGAACTGTACCTGAGCTCATTAGAGGGATGTATGGGCAGTAGAATGCTGCTGCGTCCATTTCGCCATCGCCTTTGTAACCTACTAGGATGTCTGCATCGTCTGCTGCATACTGGTTTACAAACACTTTCATTGTGCCGTTTAGAGTACCAACGAACTTTGTATTTGTTGGTGCTTCGAATGGGCCTTCTGTTGTGCGAGCAAATGCTGATGTAGTTGCTGACTGTAGAACAGTTAGGATTGTTGGTGAAACTACTACGTAGTTACCTGCGCCACGACGTGTGCGTGATGCGATTAGGTTTGCTGAGCGGTTGATTAGAACTGCTAGAGCTGCGTGTTGGTCACCAACGAATGTTGCTTGACCTGATACGTTACCTTGGTCGTATGTATCTGTTGCTGTGCCTGCTAGAGCTAGTAGAGAAGCGATGATTTCCTGATCGATCTCTGCTGTGATCTCTTGTGCAAGTGCTTGCATGATTTCTGCTTCTACGTCTAGGCCGTGCATTGAGTTAGCATCTTGTGCTGCTTCGAATGTCCAACGTGCTGATAGCTTACGTGTTTTAGCTTCAACAGTTTGCTTTAGGACTTGGATTGACATACGGCGACCAGCTTCAGCTTCTAGAACTGATGTTGGTGCTGGTGCTGAACCACCAAAGCCTGAATAGCCTGCTGCGATTGCGAATGGTGATAGTGCTTCATCACCAGCGTTAACGCCTGCTGCTGTTTCTGAGTAACGTACACGTAGTGTGTGGATTTGGCCTACTGGGCCAGTCATTGGCTGAACACCAACAAGTTCGTTTGCAATAACAGTTGGCATAACACGACGGATTACTGGAAGGATAACTTTGTTTAGTGTTGCAATGTTTCCTGCCATTGTTGTGCCTGATAGTGCGGCTTCTGAAAGGTAGCTCTTTGTGTTCTCAAGAACTGTTTCCATTACTACCTTTTTGTTGCCTTTTAAACCATCAGTTAGGGCTTCTTTTGCTGCACCCCAGTTTTCAAATAGGTTTTGTGACATTTGGTATACTCCTTATTAATTGATACCAGCTAGTTTTTTAAGGTTAATAATTTCGGCTTCGCTTTCAGTATCCTGTGTGCGGGCCTTGTTACCTGTGATCTCAGTCTTCTGAGTCTCATTGATGATTTGCGCTTTTGGTGCTTTAACTGTTTCGTTAAGCACTGTTGGCAGATACTTGTTGTAAGCAGCCTGTAGTTTTACAGTAGCTACTGACTCAAGTAAGTTTGCCATCAAATCACGCTTATCTTTTGATAGAGGGCTTAGAAGTTCATCCATTTTTGCTTTACGTGCATTTGATTCTGCAATACGTGCTGCTTTTTTATGTTCTGCTTCAATTAGTGCCTCTTTTTCAGAAATTACACTTTGTGATTCAGCAAGTGCTGATTTCACTGATAGTAGTTCCTGTGATAGCTTAGAAATTTGTGTGCCTTCGGCTAGGTGTGAACTCATAAATTCAGCTGCAAATGTTTCGAATAGTTTGCGACCAAACATATTCTCTTTTGCAGTTTGAATGTCTTCTTTAAGTGTTGATAGCTCTGATGTTAGTGTTGATTCTACAATCTTAGCTAGTTTAGCACTTGCTTTTGAGACGAACTCACGTTTAGCTTCAGCAATCATTTCTTTACCTTCTTTCACCAGACGAACTTTTTCTGCAATAAGTTCTTTTTTGTCTTGGTGGAATTCGTTAAGTTCTGAAGTTAGTTGCTCCATTACGAAGTCTTCTAGCTTCTCGAAGTTTGATTCTTGAAGTTTACGATCTTCACGTAGTTCTGCGATTTCTCTTTTTAGAGTTTCCATTACGAACTGATCTAGAAGTGCAGCATGTTCTTTTAGCTTACGCTGATATTCAACTTTTGCTGAAACTGCTGCCTTTTTATCTTCAGCAAATTCTACTAGTTCTGCTTTAATTGTATCTGATAGCATTGCATCTAGTGCTTCCACCATTTGCTCTTTATCTGATTCATAACGATTTGCAAACTCTTCACGTAGTTCTGCTGTGATCTCTTCACGTGCTTCAGTTAGCTTGGAATTCCAAGCCTCTGAAAGTGTTGAACGTACTTCTTCACTTAAAACTTCTGAACTTAGGAGTTGTTCGATTGCATGAGCCATTATCTTCTCCTAATGTCTAGGTTGTTTATAAATTTAAGTACCTCTTCTTGCAGGTACTTTTGTGCGGCTTTATCGTGGTTAGTTGCTTTTGCAACGTCCATTAGAATATTTCCGCGCTTGCCATTCATGATAGCTTCGTATAGTGGGTCTGGATAAGCATCAGGTGCTGATGGGTTAGCCACGATATCAACAGTTTGAATATCAAACTCTGATACTAGACCGCTTTCATTGACGTTGCCGCTACCACGACTTGACACGCCAAGTTTTACTCCATTCTCCAATAATGTGCGACAAATGTTGCCCATTGGGGTTGGTAGTAACTTAAGGCGACCGTAACCATCTGCGCCGTTCATCCACATTTTTTCAATAACGTGACTTACACGGTCTAGGTTAACTTGTAGATCATCTGGATGATCTGCTTCGCCTAAAACTGAATAACCAGATTCGATTTTGCTTTGAACTGATTTAACTGCCTTTGCAATTTCTGATACTGGATAAACTCGTTGGTTTTGATTGCGTTTGTCACCCTGAACAAAGATACCCTCCATGAACAAGTTTTTACCGCCGCGGCCGTCTTCACGTGCCTCGGTTACGATACTTGCTTGATCAAATGTTAGGTGTTCTCTAAGTGGACGCATCTTTTATCTCTTTGCCTTTGGTGCTGCTGATAGACTTGCACCTTCGCCTGGGTGTTTGAAACCTGACATTGATGCTGCTTTTGGTGCTGAACGGCCTGCTTCTTTGCCGCCTGTGAAATCTACTGGGTCAGCTTTTGTATTGTTACCCTTGCCACTAAATGGATCCTCTAGGCCTTTGCTTACTGGTGATGCTTTACTGTCATCGCCAGCTGGCATGTCTACAGGGTGGATAGCTTTGTCTTTGCCAACTTTGTGTAGTTCAGCTGATTCTTCTAGTTCTTCAGCTTCTTCTTCTAGTTCTTCTTCGTCAGCTTCAAAAGTAAATTCTTCTTCAACTTCTTCTTCGTCGTCGCCCATGTCCATGTCATCCATGTCGTCCATGTCGTCGTCCATGTCGTCGCCCATTAGCTTTGCAAATTCTGCTTTTAGGTCAGCTAGCGCATCTTCAACACTCATCATAGCATCTTCAACACCGCCTTCGCCGCCTTCTGCGTCGAAACCGTCATCTGCTGCTAGTTCCATGTCTGCGTCTAGTTCGCCTTCATCTTCATCTTCAGCTTCACCGAATGCTTCTTCAGCTTCGATTTCTTCGTCTGCTGTTTCAATGTCGTTTAGGAAGTCATCTGATTCTTCATCGCCAAATGCTTCTTCTAATTCTTCTTCTGCGATGTCATCTTCAACGATTTCATCTTGCTCAACAAGATCACTCCAGATCTCGCGAGCTTTTTCAACAAAAGCCTCATGTAGTAGATCTTCAGCTGATGCTGAATCACCGTTCACTAGGCTTTCAATGATCTTTGTATAACGATCTTGAGCTCTCATTGTTAAATCTCCTTTTCTATATAGGTGTAGGTTATAACATTATTATTTAAGACACTTTGGTTCAGACCATAACGAAATGCGGTTAAAACCGCGATTTTGATATAGTCTTAAAATTTATTTATAAAATAAGCGTTTTATTCAGCGTCTCCAGGACTATACATATCCTTAAATTGCTCTACTTCTCGCTGATGTTCAGCACGTTTCATTTCACGACTATTGCGCATTTTATTAATATGCTTTAGCGTTAAACGTGGGCGGCGAGTGTCATCAATTTTCCAAGTGCCATACTCGTCATCTTCTGCTTTACGTGTTCCGTTATCTACTTCTTTAAATCTCATTTTCTGCTCCCCCTGTGGTGCCGCCAAGTGGTGATTCACCGCCTGCTTCAATATCTAAATCTCCGCCTAGGTCCTCGCCCTCTTCGCCAGTATCAAATTCTGTTGGTTCAAACCCTTCAACATCACCGGCGCGGACACCTAGCCCACCTAGTTCACCTTTGGCATCAAACCCGTCTGATCCTTCGTGATCTCCACTTTCTTCACGCCACATGCGCTCGTTTTCTTTAATCTCATCTTCGTTCAAGCCCAAGTACTTGCTGAATAGGAATCTACGGCTTAGATAACTTACGCCTTCTAAGCTACCAAATACACTGGCACGTGCTGCTTCAATTTCAATCTCACGGTACTGACTAAAGCTCTGTGGCTCAGTAAAGTGTAAGTCAAAAAGACTACTTGGAATTTCAATACCTTTGTGTTTAAGGAAACGTTTAAATTCTTTATCTAAACTTGGCTGTAGAACTAACTGTAGTCGCTCACAATATTTACTGAAACGGAATTCCTGAATAAGTGCCGTTCCTACTTTACCGTCTTGATATGTTGCCGTACCATCCTCTGGACCTGTTGGTAGATAGCTACTTGGAATACGTAAACCACGCATTAGTTTGTTGTTGAAATACTTTAGGTCGTCAATCTCACCCAAGTTGTCGCCGCCTGGCAACACTTCAACTTTACTACCACGCCCTTCTGCGGTTTGAGCGAAGAAATAGTCTTCCATAATACTTAATGGGTTGTATGCTGCATCAATAATATTTGTGCCACCGCCTGTTTTATTTGGAATACGTGTCTGGTGTACTTCGTTCTTAACACGCTCAACAAAACCCATTGCTTTGTGTGCTGGCATGTTACCAACGTCAATGTAGAACACACGGCGCTCTGGCGCACGTTGAACACGATAGATAATAATACTATCTTCCAGTAGTTCCTTTTGCTTGTATACTTTAAAAATGCTGTCTAAGATACTATTGCCAAATGGCCAGTTAGCACTCATACCATCTGTTAGTGCAATGTGTACAACGTGTGCTGCGTCAACTGCATACTCAGTATTGTTTGAACTATAGCCGCCCTGATAAACACCTGATTGTGCTGACAGTGCTGTAGTAAATGACGTTGAACCTGCACCAGCCATGTTGTTTAGCTTTTTAGTATCAGTAGTAACTAAATCTGTTAAATTTAGGTTGATATTTTTTATCATATACTGATCAATTTCTTTGCCTTTGCTCTCGTTGACAATGGCTTTGCTCACATCAGCTGGATCAACCCAGATTAGTTTATATGTCTCTGGATCACGAATAAACAACTGATCGCCGTATTTGATAGATGAACGGAATACCCCAAACATTCTGCGTTCCCAATCATTAATATTGCACCACTGATTCAATGCTGTAGTGATAGCATTTACTTCGCTTTCAGTTGCATCATCCTTGTAATGTATTTCAAAAGGCAGGCGGGTGTCTGGATTTGTTTGTGTGGCAAATTCAGCGATAGTATCCAGTGCTGCGTTAATCTCACTGTCCATATCCATTTGGTCATACTGTGTATAACGCTCAACACGATTAGGCTGCCCGGAGTAAACCTCAGGCAACCAGCTTTGCCATCTATTTGCTCTAGCACGAATTCCATTGCTAGGCTCGTATTTTGTAAAATGCTTTTTCCAGCTCATCAGGGGTATACCTTTAATTATAGTGTATTTAGCAAAAAAATAATTATGATCTCAGTGGATCATTCAGTCTGCCATAATGCTTGACAACATCTTCCAATTGTCTTAATGTGTTTAAATAGTTGTTTTTAATGGCGGCGGCTTCTTCCAATGCAGACTTTAGTCCACTGTTATTTGTGTTTCTACCAGTTGTGCTAGTTGATTCTGGATATTCAAGTCTACTAAGTGTTCTATTAACTCTTGGAGTTACATCTACTGAATTACTAATGTTTAGAGTATTTGATTTAGTAGAATCAATATTATTTACTGGAGACATTATCTGCCCCGAATTTAACGAACCAAGTGCTGCGGTCGCTTGTCCTATTGCTGCTATCATTGGCGCCATATTGAACATGCCCATTGAATCATCGTTAGAGAAAATACGACCCGCTGTTTGTGGTACAAATAATTCACCCATGCCACCAGGACGATTTTCACCAACAATATAAGGGGTATTAGCGGAAACATTACCACCAGAGAATTGACCTTCAGGCATATACATATATTGTCCAATATCGGCTAGCTGTTCTGGAAGTCGGTAAACCTTTTGGTTTAAAATAGGATGTATTGCAACTTCAAGAATTGATGTGTCATACCCATGATCATCAAGTAGATTTTGATCATATGGAACAGGCTGCATACTATTATATTCTGATCTTATGCCTTGTAAATCTGCGCCCAAGTTGCTGTATGCTACTACTTGCATCATATTTTCTACTCTACTTGTATAATCAGATTGTGATAAAGGAGTAGCAATAGGCACTGAATGTTCTTCTCTATCTTTAAACCAATCAACAGCATCAAGCATAACACTAGCTAATGTTTCAGAAACATTTGCAAGATCATCTAGTGGAAACGTAATACGTTCTTGTAGTTTCATAAATGATTCTGTAATTTTGTTCATTGCCACTGTTGCTGGTCCTGAAGCTGCAAGGGCGGCTTGTGATTCTCTAATCTTTGCTTCTAGTTCAGATCCAGAAGCATCAA